CTATTAAGGGGATCACCAGAAATTAAGGACATGATTTCAGCAAAACCTTTCAGCATTGCTTTGTCCTGCATCAGTTCCATCATTTGATATAAAAACTGACCTCTAAGTGTATCAAATTTACTATTTACTAGTTCTGATTCTTTTGGTGTAAAGTAATTAGGGTCATTAAAAATTCTTACTAAATTGTTGGTATCTGCGGCAAACCCTAACATGGTTCCTATGGGGTCAAGCCTGTTAAAAGGGATGTATCCAAAAGGTGTTACAAATGCGTAAGGTGTTGCACCTTTGTCCAATAGGTTTCTTTTAAGATTAACATCCTCTGGTAAAGACCCTGAGATAAGACCTGAATCAGCAAGCATATAAGCAGAAGTGTACATAGCAGAACCAGTAGTAAGTTTTGCCAGTTCCATTTGTCTACCCCTAAGCCCATGTTCACCTAATAATCCTTCTCTAGATCGTTTAAATAAGAAGTTAGCACCCAATGTCCTTTCACCAGAGAATCTAAGAATGTTCATAATGGTGTTAAAGAACGGAATATAGACATGGCCTAAACCTAGAGGTATTTGTCCTCTTATTTTGTCTATACTTTTAATTAATGGGTTAGATTGTGGAGTAGCAAAAATAGCTTCTAATGTTGCTTTTTGTGCTTCTAAGTCTATTCCTTCCATATCCTTAAACTCTCGCAATTGTTGCGGAGTCATATTCATTACTTCCTTGTGGATACGATGGAACAACTTAACATCATTCCCAGCAGTCTTCCTTGCATAGACATAGGCTTGTGCTGACTGCTCCATTCTATATGAGAGGGATCTAAATACTTCGTCACTAGACAACATTAACCTTGAGGGAAATCTAGATACAGTTCCCAAATGGTCAATAAAAGTACCAAACAAACCTGAAGGGTTGATGTAATTGCTAAAGTTCTCAGCCGTAATTACATTTCTTTGTGCTAGTTCCTGTTTAACCCATGCTTTCTCAGAAGGTGCATCCATAATAAATGCTTCTTTTGCTACTTTCCAAGAATCACCAATAGTCATCTGGAACCCCTTAACTAACCCTGCTACTTCTATAGCTTGCACACCTTGTTCACTACTATTGGAAAACAAAGTATTGTACTGAGATGCTATTTTTCTTTCTAAAGTAGTAAACGACAATGCCATACCATTACCCATAGAGTTAGCAATGGTACTATCCACACCACTAAGTAATCCGTTGATGTAAATCTGTCTAAGGGATTGCCCTACTTTACCAAGGAACGTAGGTGCATAACCTTTAGAAACAGCAGTAGCCATAACATTGCGATTATCTTTATCTTTATGCCTTAGTAATCGTTCTGCTTCTCTTTTTAACTCACCAGTAGGATCTATTTGGTCTATGAAGAATTTTGCTTGAAAATCTTTAGCTGACTGACTGACACCAGTAATCTTATAAGCATTTAATGCTCTACCTATTTCACTTCGTACACCTAATATCTGTGACACAATTCCAGCATTTCTTGTTTTAGCCATTTGGTATGCTATTTTGGTTCTTACCATACCATCAGCAAATCCTTGGAAGTCTGGATGAACAGAGTCATTTCTAACAAACTCAGCAAGTTCATATAACTTCTTTGCTGAGACTTCCATTAACGCTTCTGATGCTCGTATCCTTGTAGTCAATCCATTTACATCTCTGTACAAACTATTTAATTGATCTACTGAGCTTTGAGTATTCTTTGCCATTTGTTTTATGTAGGCTTCTGCTCTCTGCCCTGTTCTCTCAAATGACAAACCACCTTCTCTTACTTTTCCTGTCTTCTTATTTACTAATGTTTCAGTAGCACCAGTACCTTGCCTACCTTTAACTAGTAAATCATCAAAAGCATCAGTCAATGCACCTAATGTCTTTTGTATATCCTCATCACTCTGGATTGTATCTAGGTTAATCCCTAAGTCTTTTTTATCTGTTCTCAGGTAAGCATTAAAATCCAGATCCCTGTCACCTAATTCTGCTTTTACTTCATCACTCAAACCTCTGAATATATCTAATTCTTCTGGATCTCCCAATTCTTCAGCAGTTTTCTTTTGGAACATACTGTCCATCATCTGTTGAGAAAATCCTTCTTCTTCTGGTGTAGTCTCTTTTAATAATGGTTCATCTGGTAATGTTTCACCTTCATCAAGCAATCCTTCTTCTACTTGCCTTCTAGTTCGGTGCATTCCTTTCTTGACCCACTTTAGTCCACCTAAGATTCCTTCAAATGCTACACCTAACCCTGCACCTTCTATTGAATTCTTTAACCTACCTACAAACTCATTATCTTTCTCTTCATCATCTAGTGGGGCCGATAACCATTTAGTAATAGGATCATTTAACTCTCCGTACTCTCTAAGAAAGTTTGCCAACCTAGGATCATTTGCACCAAAAGCACTAAAGTCTGCTACACCCCCAGCTACTAATGATCTAAGAACAGGATTGTTTAACTTAGCTAACTTAGCGACACCTAACCCAGGAATTAAACCAGCACCAAATTGACTTAATCCTCTTATAAAACCACCTACACCCGTTTCTGGTGCATCAGTAGTATTAAGCCTACCATCGACTACTAAATCAAAACCACCAACGGATACATTAGGTAAAGAAACATCAAGGCCAGAAGCCCAATTAAGGAAGGTTCCCATTTCATTAAGACCATCAATAAACCCTCCAGCAACTTGTCCAATAGATTCTGAAAAGAATGAATTATCGTCATCACCAGCTACTTCTATATTGTTAAAAAAAGAGTTAGGGATCTCTGGTCTGTTTATCTCTTCGATTTTGCTTAATTCTTCATCAAAAGAAAGTTCGCTACTAAAATTATCTAAATAAACATCAGCTAAAGAAGATTGTGTACTCATGTTGGTTCGTCAGGGTCTATACCATCAAAAGTTTGTTCATGAAATTCAGGTGCAACATAATTTCCTTTATCATCTACTCTAATTGCATTATCAAATCTTTCTAACAATTCATCATCTCTTGTTCTGTTTACTTTTATTGCAGTTTTCTTTTTTAAATTTTTGTACCAATTATTAAAAGATTTTTCAGGCATATTTGTAGATGTAGGTTCAGACTTAAAAATATATATTTGTGCTTTTTTAAAATCTTCCCTAATAGCATCCTTTTGTTCTATATCTTCAGTTGTTGCTCTTTGTTTACTTTTGTTAAATATATTTCCGTATCGTTCTTCAGGTTTAGAATTAGGAAATATTTTATTGTAAGAGTCAGGCATCATTTCAAACAAAAATGCACGATACAAATGTTCTGCATTATCCACTCGTATCCACTTAGGCATTGCATTTAAATTTTCAACATCAATTTCAGTTATATCTCTATTTTTATCAAAATATGCTTTCTTTAATTCATCAAATTCTTCGGATAATCTTTCTATTAAAGCATCGTATTGTTTGCTTTTTTCTTCTGGTGTAGCATTGCCATACAATAATTCTATATTTTCTGCACCAATTCTAAATTTATTAAATGCTTCTGCGTGTGCTTTTCCTAGTTCACCATCTACAACAACTAAATTCTTAAAAGCACTTAAATTACCAACAAATAAATTAGCTAACTTTTGGTTGAACCTTTCGCCATAAAATTTAGAAGCACTTCTGTCATTGTTGACATTGAGGATTTGTTTAAATATTTCTTGTTCTTGTTTTTTATTTATTTTAGGAAATTTCTCTGCAATTAAACTTGGGTTTTGTCTTAATTTAGCTAATGTCAATCCTCCCTCACCTAATGATGCTTGCACCATTCCTAATCTATATTGATCATTATCACCAGATCCACCACTAGATTTTATTTGATTAAAAGTAGAAGTAAGACTGTCAGCACCTACATCATAGTAGGATGACCAAGATAATGTGTTTGCTTTATTTAATCTGTCTGTTAATTGAGCTATATTTCTTATTCCGTTACCACCTTTTCTGTCTGGAAATTTTATGTCTAATATTATTTCTGTTTTCCATTCATTGTAATCACTTCTTGCAGTCTTCTTAGCTTCTGCTTCATCTTCTTTCTCTCCATTCTCAAGCATCAAATCTAGTTTCTCTATATTTTCAAATATAAATTCTCTGTACTGATTATTATCCATCAACATAGAACCAGATTTTAAAACCCTAGGATCTGTAACTTTATCCTGCAAAGCACCAATAATATTGGTTATGTACAACTTCTCTTCTTCATCAATAATCCTACCACTATTAGAGTTAGCATTATCAAAGGTATAAGCTACACCAATAATTTCTTTAAGTGCTACATTAACAGATTGCTCCCTAGTAAGACCCTCTGCCATACCTTGATCTGTAAGTGTTCCTAAAATGCTGTAGAAGTTTTTGTTAAATCCTACTGGAGTAGCCTTATCGTCATCTGAGTAAAGCCTAAATAAACTTTGGTATGTAGGAGATGTCTTATCAAACATTGTTGTTCTTACTACTTCTCTAAAAGTAGCAACTCTGTTATTAACTTCATTCTTACGTACTGTTTCAAAAAATGTCTGGTCTAACTGACTTTTGTACCTAAGTAATTCCTCTACATCAATGTCTGGGTTATCCCTAATAATAGAGTTAATTTTACCATCAATAGATTTTTTATATACTTGTTCTACATCAAAATCCCCTGTCTCTTTATTTACCTCTAAGCCCATAGTAAAACCAGCAGACTTATCTTTATTAAATGCTTCTGTTTTATTAAACACCCCAGCAAGAAAATCAGTATCATTAATTATCTTGTTACCTTCTTCTCTTGCTTTTAATAAACCCTTAGTTCGTTTTTGTTGCTTACCATATATAGCCCAACTACCTTGTAACTCAGGGTCTACAGTACCTTTAACTGCATCTGCTTGTGCTTTAAATGCTATTTCTTCTTCTTTACTCTCTCTGTAAGTCTGATATGCACCAAAACCAGCATCTATAATACCCTGTGTTGCCTTTAACCTTTGATTAGCAAACTCGATAAAGTTATCTAAGTCTCTGGTATCTTGTCTTCTAAAAGTATCTACTGGTCTTGCTTGAGGACGTAGGTTACCAAAGTTTGCTCGTTGGGTTACTCGTTCTACCATTATGTTATATCCATTCCAAAATAAGAGGTCTGACCTGTTTTCTTAGCATAACCATAACCTTCAAATCCTGCTCCACCTAAACCTAACAATGCACTTAGAGCATCTGGTTTACTTGGTCCTCTAAAACTAAAGATTCTATCCTGCATTTTTGCTTCTGCTTGCTTCTTACTTATCTTTAACTGGTCACTCATCATTGCTAGGTTTCTGGTATTGATACCTCGTTGCTCTGCAATCATTTGTTTAGAACGATCCCTATTTAAATCTATGTCACCAGTTCGTTCCAACATTTGTTGGTCATAGTCAGCAATAATAGCATTTACAGTATTACCAGAGAGCATATTAGCAGTCAGCTTACCTACTGCTTTTCCTTTAGCTTTTTCACCTTGTTTTTCTACTCTTTGTTTAGCAACAGTAGCATCTACACCTTCTTGTATATTTTTCTTCTCTAACTGTCTCTGGCTTAACTCAAATGCTTCTTCTTCTTGATCTTGTCTTTTATCTATTTGTGCTATGTCTAATTTATAAGCCTGTTCTGCTAATTTTTTATTTTCTCTCTTTAATTCCTGACCCTCTTGGTACGCTTGTTCTTGTGCTACATAACTAGCAACACCTTGGGCAACCATTAAAGTAGCGTAAGCACTTGCAGGATCACACATTCTTTATCCTCATAAATTCTACAAAGGGAGTTCCAGCATACCCAAAATTAGGTATAACTCTGATAAATGAAAAACTTAGAAACTTTAACCATTTGATTGCGTTATGATTATCCACATCAACGTAATTATATAAAAGATCCCAATTAGTAGATAAAAGACCATCTACCCATTTCTTTCCTGTTCTCAAGAATTTAATTTCTATTCCTTCAAATTGACCATCACTTAATAACCAAGGGATTCCTATGCGGTCATTTATTATACTTTTGTTCACACCAAACATACTTTTAATTACCCCATTATGAACAATTGTATACACTTCATCAGAAGCATAAAAACCAGCACATAACGAATCCACAGGTTTAGATCCATTTGCTCTCCATATTTCTTCTTTATCTTGAGGACATATTCTTGTTGCTAAATCAAATACATCTTCAATAACTGATTTACGGAAGTAACTAGTTTTCTCTTCTTGATCTAATGTGGTAGAACCCTTCCCATTCAGCAGATTGGAATTCGCAGGGGAGGTGAGATTCTGATAATAGTTCGAGTTTAATGTTCTTGGAGTTTCCAAGCAAAGGTACTTTAAATGATCCTGAGCCGATAATTGAGGTTTGGTTGGTTTTATTACTTGCTTGGGAGACTTTTCTTCCAGTAAAGAGTTTGTCATCTGTATCTTCTGTTATTCTGTTAGTATGAGTCACTCTTGCAGTAAAGTTTCCAGTATTAGCAAAGTTTAAGGTCATGTTCCTAAGTTGTAGTCTTGATATAGTTTGAGGTTTCTGACCTTGCCCTACAATGATCTCACTAAACTGAAACTTAAACGTAAAAGACTGACCTACATAGATTGGATTACTGGTAGATAGAGTAAGATCTTGTGCTTGTGCTAATGATAATGTGTTCCCAGCTTTGTCTATATATTTAAGACTAGAACCATCACCATAATATACAGTATCAAAGTTAGTTAAATTACTGTTGCTTGTTATTTTAACTCTTCTATCCAGTAAAATTTCATGTTCACTTGTTGTTGCTCCGACTGATTCATCCTGTGATAATTGTACTTTCTCCAAGTAAACTTTATTGCTCCTTTGTACAACCATAAATATATCATCTTGTACAAAAGTAATAGCGAGGATGTCAGCATCAAATTTCCATTGGGACCATGAGGATTGAACTTTATTTTGTCCGTTCCAATAGTAGCTATAAACCCACATGGTTTTACTAGAGTCACTATCGTCTGTAATAAGACACAACATATTGTAGTTACTGCTGGCTATCATTTGTTTGACACCACCAGCAATGTATCTAGGTACATGACCAGTTACATCAGTTGCATCTTTTACTTCTGTATCTGTTTGTAAATAAAACTCTCTTATGGTACTAAATGCACCCCCTGGACTTGCAAAGAACACATATCTTCCTGCACCTACTGGAGTAGTATCTAAATCTGCTTCAAACTCTGTTGTTACATTAAGGCTAATATCAAGGGGACTAAGGAATTCTGCTGAACTAAGAATAAACTGAGTTTGATCAGAGAAGATAAGGAGGGATTCTGAGAAAGGAAGTGCGTGTTTTAAGAGAGAAACACGATTAGTGGAAACTGTTACATCAATGGGATCAGTATCAAGTAGGTTTAATACTGTAGGTCTGAACCAGTTAAGGAATTTTCCTGCTTCAGTAAATACGACACTTTCCTCAGAAAGGACACCCAACCTATTCTGATGGAAAAATATATCACTAAGAGTAGAACCGACAAAAGAAGGAAAGGGGTTACTGTCATCATCACCAGCAACACGATTAGCCCAACTAGCTTGTTTAATACTAAATGTCCCATCTGTCTCCTTTATAATCTGTAGGGGCATTGTACTAGGATCTAGACTATTCTGAAGGCCAGTAGCTACTGTTTCTTCATAGATCCCTTTAGTTTCATCTGTAAGTTTTACATAAAAATCATCAGCAAATTTACTATTATCCCCTGTGATCTTTATGATCATATTCTTAGCATCCGTAGGACCAGCACCAGGAAGTTCTGCAAACCTAAGTGTACTATCTTTAAATGCTTGTATAAATCCGTTGGATCTAGAGTCTGTTACTCTAATACTAAAATTATTCGTATTCGAAGATTTAATGTGTATAACAGATCCTTGAACAGAAGCAGACAAATGAGAAAAACTACCTGACTGTCCTAACGTAGTACCTAAATGTTCCTCATTAAAACCATTACCATTTGTAGGTGCTGATGCATTAAGAGCATACGCAAGATTATTTCCAAATGCAGACCCATCTTTTAGTGCTTTTGCTATTTTGTCTGTAGCAATATTAGCTTCTTTTTTATCACTAGCAGTTGAAGAATCAGATGTAGTTACTTTTGCTACTTCAGTATAATTATCTCCACCAGCAGGATCTATTTCTATTGAATAGGTAGTAGCATAATCCCCACCCCTTACATAAACCAATGCTTCAGGGTTCCTAGCAGTAGTAACAGTTGAGCTTTTTGCTACTACTTTATTCTTATTAACCAGATAGGTGAAATCCGCTACAGTTGTAGCAGTAAAAGCAGTATTGGGGTTACCATCGGTAAGATAGGTTTTAATCTCGTTGAAAGTATCCCCAGAGGTTATAACACTATCAGTTGCATCTAAAATATTTACAGTCTTAGCAGTACCATCACTAGCATCAAATATTTTTACAAGATCACCAGCAGTAGACCCTGTTCCAGTAAATACTGCTATAAATGTTTCTGTACCTGACCTTCTAATAGGATGGATAAAAGTAGAAGAATAAGAAGTATCTGATAGCTTTGCTACGTGTTGAGTTCCTGGCCTTTTCTTTAATCCTCTAACAGGATCACTATATCCATTCTCTTGAAGATCCCCCTGCGATTTATCTTTAACTGTAGGTGCTTGTTGACTAACTCCATTCAGTAGAGAAGGAATTAGATCAGAGATTAGTGGCATTAAAGAAACCCTAGTCTTAACCTTTGAGTTCCGTAATGATCCCGATTCACTACCCGATACACAGAGTATTCATCGAAAGCATTATGTCCTGCTATTTGACTTTCTGCTTCTTTTAATTCTGCAAGTGATCTAGCTTCATCTTCTTTTTCATATCCATACAGTTGTGCGTTACCTATAACTTGTTGAGAAAAACGTCTACTAGATTTAATTCCTATATACCTCTTGGCACTCTCAGGTAAATTTTCAAATTCTTCCTGAGTTACAATATCTATATAGATACTCGTATGATTATCACCTACATCAAAGGTATGATTATAGGGATCGTAGAGTTTATTAACTGTACCAACTTTCCTCTGAATCATTCTTAGGTGACTACTGGTTCCTACACAATCAATTTTAAGTGTATTTAGGGGTAGCACTACTTGCTTGCTTTCCCCATCTGGAACAAATTTCTTATTATAGTCCGTATTAAACCACCAACCTTCAGATTGAGTTTCTCTATCTATCCTACCAATAATTGTTTCTGCTAATTCAGCATCAGTAAGACCAGAAGATAAAGCACTTACTGGTGACTCACCTATGCTTGCCAGCATAAGATTAACTAAGTCTAGTTTGGTTGTTGCGTTATAGGACATTAATTAGCCTTTGGTCTTCCTTTTTTCTTAACTTGGGGTTGCTCTTGTGACTCTCGTTGTAGTCTTAGTTCTTCCATTTCTCTCCATACTGATTTTGATTCACCAGCAGGGCATGGTCTATGTTGTTGTTCTCTTATAGTTTTATCTAAATTAGACATAATTACTTTTATTTAAGGGAAGACAGGGGGGCAAGGGCAAACCCCCCTGAGAGGTAGAGTAGCCAGAGGGAGATTATAGCTACTCTAAGGGAACATTAACTTCCGTTATCAAAACCAAGATAACAACATTCAGGACGTAGTACACCATGTCCAACAGCCATCTTGGCTACCAGTAATGTACCTTGTCTACGAATGTCATACTCGCTCTCTGTTTGCAAATTCATAAGTTGTACAGTACCTACTGCACTTTTATGAAAAGCAAGAAAACGAGTAGTAGCAAAGTTGCCACTATTGTTAGCAGTATTATTGCCAAAATAGGTGTTATTTTCACCAGTTACAGCTGAAGTAACAGCAGTATCAGGTAAATGGTTTGATACCAAAATAGTAAACCCAGCAAGTCTAGGCATATTAGCATTAGCTACATCACCTTGACCTCCATAGTCTCGGTTTACTGCTTTTGTTGAATCAAGAACATCATAAAAGTCAGCAGGACTTAATACTACGTACCTGTCATCTTTAGGAATGTCCAATTCATCAAACTTCTGAGCACAATCAAAAATCCTAGCTACTTTATCGTCACTAGAATCATAGTTGGCATCAGTAATAGCAACAGCACTTCCAGCACCAGAACCATTAGAAGTAATAGTAGCTGATGTATTAGCACCAATGTGTACTAATTTAAGAAGATTCTCGTCCATTCGCTTAGACAACGAACGTCCCATTTCTGTACTGTAGACACTACGTACATCATAGTGGGATCGTGCTTCATCTAACTTATCAATGAACACATGGGAAACCAAAAGATCATCAATAGTGATAACCTTTTCGTTTTGTTGAGGAAGAGTAGCACCAGCAAGTTCGTTTCCAGGTGTATGATATGACGCAGTTGTCTTACCAAACACAGGAAATTGTGCGGACTTACCAGAACTAATTGTTCGTTTCATAGTACGTGAAAGCATTACATTTGCTTCTTCAAAGGCAGTAATAGTTTCACCACTAAATACTTTTAAAAATAGGGCATCATCTGCATTTGCAGCATTTACCTGACCTATTCTATTTGGAGTTGCGGCAGAAGCCATAGTTATTTTCCTATATGATTAATGTTAAGGTACGACATTAATTACACCTTAGTCACTAATCACAACAAGTTGTCTTTCCTCAGAAAGGCTTGTTAATTACATGACATTGGAGTTCGCAAGTTTGTCGTGAACTTGCTTTCTAAAACTAGGATCATCTTGGTAACGTGGATCTTTCATGTCCTGTGTTACTTGCGCCATAGATGTATAGGCACTCGATGAATTTGTTCTTTGACCTTGGATTAAATTTGGGGCCGATCCAGTACCCATCTGGTATCGTGCATAGAGTGAATTAACTGCAAACCTAGCAGTCTCTACATTATTAAGGTCAACATTAGCATTGAATACATTTATCTCATCTTGAGATAGATTGTCTTTAGCCCAAGCAGTCATTTTATTATAAGTATCCTGACCACCAACTAAGTTATAAACAGACTGTTGTATTAGTTCTGATCTAGCTTCTTGTCCATCTATAAAATCATCTACAAAACTTTTCGGTATCCCTGCCTCTTCCAACGCCTGATACGATTCATTAGAAAGTTCCCCTTCTCTCGCATATTCAGCAGAAAGAGTTCCAAAGTCCAATCCCTTAGCCTCCACATATCTTTCAGCCTCCTCCAAAAATTCCTCATTTTCATCAGAGGATACATCATCAGCTTCTTGAGATCCTTGAGATAGTCTTTGTTCCAGATTTTGATAGGCATTTGCTAAATCCTCTGGTGAATTAAATTTCTCTGGTAACCACTCTGGTCTGTCAAATTGTTCTTCTACTACTTCTCCATCAGCAAGAGAAGCCATAGCTTCATCATGACCTTCAGGTGGTTGTGCGTTTTCTTCTGCTGGTACTGTTACTTGATCTACCATATATCCCTTTTATTTAGTTGTGTATTTTCGGCCTTGCCATGTAAATGTTTTCTTTCCCTCCTTTTTAGCTTTGTTATAAGTTGCTCTAAAATCTTTAGCTGGTGCAGAATCCTTGCGGAAGACAGGGTAGTTACCTTTAAAATCTACTGGTTTATTCCTATCTGCTTCCATTCTTTTTTTAATTTCTTCTTTGGAATCTAATCTTTTATTAGTGTCCTTGGTAGGTACTGGTTTTTTAGTT